GTTTGATCAATGATAGTCTCAGTTCGAATTTGAGGGATGAACCCGTGAACAAATGTTTGAAGAGAGAGACTGCGCAAAGCACAACAACAAGAGAATCACACCTAAAAAGGCGGTCATCACATCGTTCCATTGTTAAACAGGGGAAACCGATTGAAGTTGTGGTCAACGCAAGGTAGGGAGGCTGCCGAAAAAGAGAAAACGGAAGCCAGAAAATTCAATGAGTCGAGCCAAGGGAACTCGAACTCATTGACCCAACAGACTGTGTTGTTGGAAGTGAAGAACTGTAAGGCCGTTTGCGGCCGTGTGAGTGAAAGGCGGTATGCATACTCGAATCTCGTGACGTGGCACTGGAGCCACTGTACACAGTCGCACCAGATTGGATCTCAATCGGTGCAAAGGGGGCAACAGGCACAATTGCTTTCTCCTCTTTGCTCTCTTTTTTGGGCGAAGGAGGAGGTGTGTGCATGAAGTCACCGTCGAACGAGAGCTGATGCTTGAGAAGCCCATCAATTTCACGACGCATTTCGGCATATTTCTCAACCCAGTCAATCTCCACCTTGGGTTGGTGGAGAAGACTGTATGCAACATGGGCACCAGACGGGATGGTAATAAAGTTAACTTGGAAAGTATCAAACTTAAGCAACTTACTAGCCTGAGTACCAATAGTGAAGTTCATTTTCAATGTGCCAGACACACCAGAAGGGACAACATAAACACAAGTTGCCGAAAAAGGGATGGAAGGGAGCACACGACTGGTGAAAGCTTCACATTGATATATATTGGTACCAACGTTGCAGAAAAATTCAGGAACAAACGAGGTGGGATCCATAGCAGCACCTGCCGTTCCAGTCTCAAGGCGCATTGCGACTGTAACCTGCCAAGTGCCAGGAGAAACAGTCCATTTGCTGTTAACGGAACCAGAAACAACATCAGGACTTTGAAGGGAAGTAGAATCTCCAACATGGGTAATGTTTCCACTATTGAAGAAGGTAGAACCGATCTGGCCACTAGCAACAGTGTAAAGATCAACAGTTGTACCCACAGTATACCAAGAATCATATCGAGGCACCTGTAAAACGGCACGCGGCTCAACGAATGTAATATCGAAGGAAATGTGAACCTGTCCATAGGTAACAGCGGTAGAAACGCCGTTGGGAGTCTCAAGGAGAATACGAAAACGTTGTTGCACTGAATCCCTGAGAGCCTGTGGAGAGGTGCCGTCGATTTCAACCCAGTAGGGGTCGGCGGCTTTCTTGAATGGCATCTTCCATGAATGATTGGTCCAGAAAGAGCCAGACGAAGCACCCGCGTGCTGACTTGCATTTTCAATGCCGAGAACCCCAGCAGGGGAATCATCGACAGGATCAGGGTCATAATAGCCAAGATACGAGCCAGCTGAAGAAGTATTGGACGCCTGTTGGAACCAAATAGTGAGCGAATTGAACTTGTAACGCTCATACAACTTAGAGAGGTACTGTAGTTTGCCCCCAAGGGAGTCAGGATGTACGTTGAAGTCAAAGAGAACATCACCTTGGACTGCATTGCCAAGGACAATGAGAGGTGAGAGGTAATCAGAACCTACAACGCGTAAAGTCCCAAGGGAAGTACCAGAGAAAGTCCAATTGGATATGGCGCCCCGAGAAAGGGCTCGAGAAACAGGACCAACACGCCCTGGCTTCCCGGGACCAGTCTTCGGGCCAGCACGGCGTTTTGGATTGGCACGTACTGTACGACGCTTGATCTGAATTGGTCGGACGACTCGACGACGTACAGGCCTCTTGAGAAGACCGAGTTGGCGAGCTGTTTTTCCACGCTTAAATGCACGAGGTGGCATGGATCTAAACTGGAGCCGTTTTGGATGAGATCTGTTCCAGTCAGCAATTGCTCGATCTGTCCAGTCAAAAGGCGGACTGCTCGAATAGTGGGAAGGGCCAGAAGTAATTGGATACCTAACTCTGGACTGCTGGCGGTAGCCTTCAGAGATGTCACTTGCAAGGTGTTCTGGCCTCGGAGGGTGATAACCAGATCCGAGCCCAAAGCGCAAGCCGGCCTTGTAGCCGACGTTGTCAAGAAAGCGCGCGAATTTTCCACCGAGGGGGTGGAACTCTGCAAGCAATTCCCCACGACTGAGCGGTTGCTGCACACCTTTTCTCTTTTCGTAAGAGTAATAGGGTGAGTTCTTTCGGAGATAGCGAGAGATAGGCGTTGTGTTTTCCCAGATTGTAGCTCTGGTAAGCCCAAATTTCTAGTAGCTGTCGGGGCTACTAGATCCGCCGACACAGATAACTCTCTCGACCAATCTAAGCTATAGCCTTGAACAACTGTGTCAAGGCCAAGATATAAAGCTTGTAATTCCGAAACATGGTGTGGGACACATGGAAGATCGTGGGTCGATTTGTAATGCAGCAATAAAAATCTGACATAAGCATCAACCCACGAAAATAATTCTGGATTGCCCCAAGCAATAAGGCGTATGGAGATTGCCTTGATCAAAGTGAGGTCAAGATTATCCATTCGAACCATTGCAAGAGAAGCAATATTGCGCTCACCGTCAGCGCAAGGTACCCACCAGTCCCGCCCAAACCAGGATCCCTTTCTCCAGGAAAAATTAAACCAGAGACAATCAGTCAATGGTCCTGGGGGTGAACAGGTGAATGTCATCCCAAATGTGAACCACAAAACCTTTCGATGCTCCTCCATATCATAGGGAAAACCAATTGGCAAAGAGATGATGTTGTCATCACCAAAGACAAGGCACCACAACAAAGTGCGAATGATATCGAAACTCACTCGCTTCTTAAGAACAACGCAAAAGGCGTAGATTGTGGCCACCATAGTCATGATACTATTGTCAAAAGTGGTATTACCCTGCCCACTGGGATTTCCTGTAGGCCGGACGTGAATAGTGCCGTCAGGTAAGACGACACGGGCAGAAAGGTTGTGTAAGTAAAGATTCCAAACACGGATATGAACATCTTCAGGTTGATCTCCGAGCAAATTGAGCCGGAGTCGGCAAATGCCTTCCTGAAAGAAGAGGGACATACGAGAATCCCAAGAAGAGCCGTCAACTTCATTGCAGCTGCGGCCGGCAAACTTCCGTGCAAGGCGGTCGAAGGATTGGCTGAAAGGAGACATCCCAACAGCAGACCACCCTCGACAAGGCTCAAAGATTGAGCCATGACTGTTAATGAAAGCTTCATCTTGCAGTTTGAGCAAAATGATGCGCGCCAAGACTGCATTGACATCGTCAATAAAAACGGAACGTGCCATACCAGGTCCACACTTGGCAATTTCGCGCAATTCATCTTTCAAAAACAGTGTATTCATAACACTGATTGGCTCTTGGGTTGCAAGAGATGACCAATACTTAGGCCAAAACTCTGCAAAATCAGTGCTTTCGAAATAAACCCCTTTCGTTGGATAACGAAGAACCCAGGGCCAACCGGGCGAGGTTTGTTTGTTTACTCTAAGCAGTGCGTCATCAAATGATAAAATGGAACCGCACCGACCACGGGTCTGCATCAAAAGCAACTGTTGAACAACAGACCAACAATGGTCAGCATAGTCAGGGTCAACTGCATCGGCAGGAGCCTGCTCGACATACTTAGAGAGAGATGCGATGGCAGATGCACCATCACGAACTGGAAATCCAAACTTGCCTTGATGTTTAAAAGGCGGGGCCACACCATTCGCAGCTTGCAATTCGACGAATTGGCGATAGTATGGACAGTGAGGATGGAAACGCGACTTACCAGATTGCCGATCAACTAGGCCTTCGGAGCGGATGTGCTCGTAGACCCAGGTTGGCCAGGAACAATCGGGCGCTGCGGGTTTAAAGGAATGTCATGAAGGAAGTGCCCTTTACACAAGGATTTCCCTGCCTTGTGGCACGCCCAGGCAGTACAACGGCGAGTTCCATGAGGTATGAAACTGCCGCGGCCTTTGTAACCACAAGTTTGACAACCTATCACCGTCAGAGCCTCAGATTTCCCTTCTTTGATGGCAGGCGTAATCTGTGCGACTATCTCCTTCTTAGGAGCAGATAAAAGCTTAGAAGGAGGGTCCTGTTTGCCAGCACGAAGCAAGGCATAAAATTCAGAACCAAACTTTTTCCAGTAATTAACACGTTCTTCCCGATGTCCACCAACATGAACTCCAAGGCAGGTGAGCTGACCATCGCATATCGCGATGATAGGACTACCACTAGTGCCAGGGACAGTTGATGCAGAATGGAGAGAAACAGAAAGAACGGTACGAAGATCACTAAAGACGGTGGGATCGTCTTTAGCGGTGTACTTGCCAAAAGAAACTTGGTTAGCCAAAACGTGAGTACCACCAGTACTAGGTGACACAACACAAATGTCAGAACCAACTTCAACTTCCCCAGCAGAAAAAGACTTGCACATAATTTTGGAAGGTCGAGGAATAACAAAAATGTCTTCTTCAACGACAACAGAACCGCAGATGTTAGTGTCAACGAACCAAGTGTTACCAGCATTTGAAGTGGTAACCATGAGGTAACGCTCCCTGCAACAATGGTTGCAGGTGACAAACATACTATTGACATAGCATCCAAGGCCAACCTGAGTGTAAGTTTTCTGATCAGAAGAGGCATGAACAACACAGACACGGGTGAGTGAGTCAATGGACAAAGATATTGCACCAGTGTGGGCTTCTAAACGAGCACCGACAGGCAACCACTCACCGCCGCGATTGACAGCTTCGAAATCTGGGGCGGAGAAACTCCCAGATTTGCCAAGAAACCGAACTTGTTTTGATTCGGATCGACCACGCAAACGAGAACCAGTATGTTTACCAGCTCCCATGGCGTCGTCGAGCTCATCTTGGACTTTAGCAGCAAATTCTTCAGATTCCCGGTTAAGGGTGTCTTGATCTTTGTAAGTGACACTGAAGTCATCTGCTTCACTTTGCATGACAATACTATGTTCCCCGGACTTGAAGAACTTACGAATTTGATCGTCGTCAAACGTAATAGTACGCCATTCTCCTTTGTCATCTTTAGCGTCGAAAGTCCACACACCCTCATCATTACGACGGACAGCGACATTCATGCCGTACCAATCGAGTGTTACGATGGAACGAGCACGATGGCCCTTGGTTTTAGAAGGACGTTTGTTTCCAACTTCAAGCAAGGGGGCGGACACAGCGGAGGGTGCTGATTTGGGGGCAAGTGATAACCCACCATAAACAGCACCAGCAACAGCAGCCGTGCCAGCAAGAGTGAGGGCAGCTACACTAGTGGCATTGTATTTGCCAATCTTAGCTGTAGTAGCTTTCTCCCAAATATAGGAGACAGTTTCGACAACATTGCGGCCAACGGAAGTAAGTTTTTCAGTGGCAGCAACAAGAGCTGTAGGAACAGGCTTGGGTGTGGAGATTTCACGTAATCCAGTATTGAAACCTACACGACAAGCGGTGCACCCAGAATGAACAGTGGTGCAACGCCGGCAAAAGGGTGAATAAATTCCTTGGTAAGCATGCATGCAGGTAGAATGCATCTTACAACACTTAGGAGAAAAAGTCACACATTGAGCCCAAGCAACAGCGGGAATCATGAATAACCTCCTAGTAACAACAGTGCGAGTAGCTTGACAAGAAACCAAGCAATACTTGGGAACTAGTTCTGAGGGAAACTCGTAAGGGGTTTCGGAGGAGACAAACGGTGAGAAAGGAGCAACGAGGTGAACACCCATCATTGCATCGTACACCGGATGATTGCCACTGTATTCGGGAACTTCGATCTGGATTCCAGTGATCTTATGGAGATTGCCAATAGCAGCGCGAGAGGAAATGTCCAAGTTCCGCATATGAGTCAGTGTTGCAGACCGAGCTGACCCCGGTTTGTCATGGTTATGACAAAGGCTAGCAAAGGTAGCTGCATACTGACGAAGTGAACTAAAGATATCATCTGAGACAGAATAGTCATCAGTGGCATCAGCCAAAGTTTCCTTGACCTTAGCATCGGTATCTTTGAATACTGCTGTGTTTTTGACATAAAAGTCAAGGTGCTTTTCGCCCAAATTCTTAGCGGCTTCGGCACACCCACACAGCGAAATAAGTGCTTCTTGACGAATTGCAAGTGCACAAGGGTCTGATCGTTGGCGTGATGAATCAATCTGCTGTTGCAAATCAACACCAGCACCACGAGGAGCACTGAAAAAAGACTTTACGGCGCGCTTACGCTCAGGTAAAGGTGATTCAACAGGTGAATCTTCATGCTCACTATCAGTACCATCAGAAAAATCGGAACGAACAAGAGGAGTCTCAACCATGATAGGCGGGGACCCAGCACCAGTTGGGTCTGGACCACGCCTACCAGTTGGGGAGAGATCAGCCAATTCAGAAGCACGCTGCACAGCAGCTTTAATGTCTGTACTAGCGTCAGGAATTGGGTCACGCTTCTCCAAGTCGGGAAGCGAGCCTCCAGTTGGTACCACCGTAACCTTACCGGACGGCATCATATCAAGATGAGGCAGCCCATGACCTCCGTAGAGGGGTGGTGGTGTGACACCAGTCACTTGTGAGTAACCAAACGCACCGGATAATATCTTAGCAACCTCACGCTGAGATTGCAGGCGAGTTAGGAGCTCACGTAATGCATCTGTCTGTTGGGTGAACACAAAAAATGTGGCCACCAAATTGACCCAGACAGGAATATCAC